ATTTTGGACTTGTTTTTCAAAGCTTTAACCTTTTTCCACAATATACGGTTCTTCAAAATGTCCGACTTGCATCTGAACTTCTTGCGCGTGAGCGGGGAGACTACAGGAGGAATAAGAGAAAAATTCTTGCTCAAATCGATGTAGAAGCGCGTAAAAATTTAGAACAAATGGGTCTTACCGACAAAATTGATTATTACCCGCATCAGCTTTCGGGAGGGCAGCAGCAGCGCGTCGCCATTGCCAGAGCCTTAGCGATGCAGCCGGATATTCTTTGCTTTGATGAGCCCACGAGCGCGCTTGACCCGGAATTGACGGGCGAGGTGCTCAAAGTAATAAAAGGACTTGCGGAAAAGCGTACGACTATGGTGATAGTCACTCATGAAATGGCTTTTGCACGTGATGTTGCCGACCGTGTTATATTTATGGACGGGGGAGTGATTGTTGAGCAGGGCGATCCCGAACAGGTTTTGGGAAATCCGAAAGAGGAGCGCACAAAACAATTTCTTGCCCGATATTACGAACAATAAAAAGTAGGAGGAATCCCAAAGGGTGTCTCACTAAGGGATTTTTTTCCTTGGAAAAATATCGGCATAGTTTGGAGAAATCCGGCTATGCCGATTTTTTCTGTGTATCGGGCAGGTCAACTGCGCCGATGAAGTTCCAATGGATGAGAATGGTCTGCTTTTTTGTGCGGATGCCCGGAATCTTCTCCGGCTTGAACACATCGATGCGCTCCACCAAGGTTCGGATGATTTCCGCATCCAATTCCTTGACCTCGGTGTGCTTTTTCACCTGCATGAGGAAGGAATCAATGTTGAGCCGCTGTACCTTGGCCTTGGAAATGATGTCCCGCAGTTCAAGCACTCTGGCTTCGAGGGTCTGCTGCTCCTGCTCGTAAGTGGCAGTCATTCTGGCAAAACGCTCATCGCTGATTTTACCATCGAGGTTGTCCTCGTAGAGCCGTTGGATGATTTCGTCCAGTTTGCGGATACGCTGCGTGGCTTGCTCCAGTTCCCGTGTGCTATCCCGCAACTGCCGATTGAGGTCTTTTTCATTCTTCCGGGTCAGCATTTCCACAAATTCCTGCTCGTGGTCACGGACGAATGCGAGCATACGATTTATCTCCATCAGCAGAATCTGCTCCACCTGCACATTGTGGATTTGGTGGGAGGTACATTTTCCTTTCTGCTTTCGGTAGGTGGCACATACGAAATGCTCCTGCTCGTGTGTCCATCCCCTTGCCCGGACTTGGTACAATTTCGCACCGCAGTCGGCGCAGAACAGCATTCCAGACAGGATAGGCATTTCGCCCATCGGCGTTTGTCTGCGTCTGCCATCACGGATTCGCTGCACAATTTCAAAGGTCTCTTGGTCAATAATGGCTTCGTGGGTGTTCTCAAAAATCACCCATTCGGACGGGTCGTTATTGACCTTTTTCTTTGATTTGTAGGATTTCTTCTGGGTCTTGAAGTTGACCGTGTGGCCCAGATACTCCATTTTCAGCAGAATATCCGCTACTGTGCGGGACTGCCAAGCGTAAATGTCCTCCGGCTCTCTGGCAGGGGTGTTGATGCCCATTCGGTGCAAGTGTACTGTGGGAACGGGTATCTGCTGCCGTGACAGCGCCTTGGCAATTTGGGATGGCCCCTTTCCAGCTACACACATTTTGAAGATGTCCCTAACCACAGCGGCTGCGACATCGTCCACGATCCAATGATGCTTATCGTCCGGGTCTTTCAAATACCCATAAGGAGGATTCGTGCATAGCGGCTTGCCGGACTCACCCTTGGCCTTGAACACCGCACGTATTTTCTTGCTCGTGTCCTTGGCATACCATTCGTTTATGATATTGAGGAACGGGGTAAAATCGCTGTCCTGTTGATTGGCGCTGTCCACACCATTGTTGATGGCGATAAACCGAACATCAGCGCCGGGCAAGGCTACCTCGGTATAATAGCCTACCTTGAGGTAGTCTCTGCCCAGTCTGCTCATGTCCTTGACAATGACTGTACCGACCCTGCCCTCGTCCACAAGGGCCATAAGGCGCTGCCAATCCGGTCTGTCGAAGTTAGTCCCGGAATATCCATCGTCAACGAAAAAGGATGTGTTTGTGAAGCCATTATCGTCAGCGTACTTCTGGAGGATAGCCTTTTGGTTAATAATAGAATTGCTATCCCCTTGAAGTTCATCGTCACGGGAGAGGCGGCAATATAGGGCTGTGATTTTATCCGTTGCAATAGTGGAAGACTGTCTATTCAATTTTTTCATTATAAGCTCCTTTCCGACAGTCTTCAAACGGTACTATATATTCCCGTACTATTGCGAAGAAGTCAAGGTTATTTGGTCATCTTATTTTTGAACTTTATGATAACGGCACGGCCTACCAAACAGGCGCTTATGCAGCCGCAGCCGTGGTGGTCGTCTCCTGTGTTTCATCGTTCAGTATCATCCTTTTTACTTTATCGTAAAGGCGCTCTCTGGCCCGATCACTCTCAACGGAGACCACGGTGAAAATCGTATCACCGACCTGCATTTCAGTGACCCGGTACGGCTTGTTCTTTGTGAGGCTGCTCACATCCATAGCTGTCTCCTTTCTGCCCCTATAGGGCGGGTAAAATCTTTGGTGCTTTCCAAAGCGGAAAACGGCGTGGGGCTTCGTGTGAATTTTCGCATAAGTTTTAAGGGGAATAGCCCCTGCAGGACGCTACCCACAGGGGCCTCCCGGTAAATTAGGCGGTCATCTCCATGACCTTAATGGCTTCGGGACGAATCAACTTGCCATCGAGCAGTTCGTATGCCAGATAGCCAATCTGGTCAGTTTCAAAGAAACGCTCACGGAGGGTGCGGATGGTCATATGACAGCGATCCACCACCCAGAAGTAGCTGAATTCGCCAAATGCGATAGGCTTGGCCCCGGCTGCGGCAAAAGGCATATACTCGGAAATAACGACCCTCTTACCCAGAATGGTATCGTTGGTGTGATTCCAGATGTAGTTGCCGCCGTCATCCTTGAGGGTGCGGAGCGCCAGAGCAGTCTCGCTATTCATCATCCACACTGCATTTTTGCGATATTCCTTCCCAAGGGAGAAGAACAGCTTGACCACATCCTCGTAGGTGATAGCAGAAACGGTTACACCGACCTCTGCACCGCCATCAGCTGCGAGAATACCCGTAGGCATATCCACGCCGGTGCCGTTGATGAAGGCATCTTCCTCTGCGTGAGCAAAATCCTTCACCAGACGGTCAGTGAAGTAAGCCTCGAAGCGGGGGTAGTTATCGTGCATGAAAGATGCGTCCATCTGCATCACCACTGCCAGTTTGTGGTCGCTCAAGCCGTAGGTGGTGAAATCGTTGATGGCATCATACGCAGGAATGGCACCGCCCGGAGCCACCCAAGTAGCAGAGTCGGTATTTACCTTGGCAAGAACAGTGGACGGGCCGTTGGGCGCATACACATGGGTGCCAAGCTGACGGAACAAACTCTCTTCGGACAGTTTCTTGTCGAATTTTGTCTCAGAGGTAGCGGGCATTACATAGGCCCCGGTGACCTTTTTGCCGAGGTCAAGGTAGGTTTCGTGACCCTCGTTGCCACGCATATAGTTCCAGAAGTGATTGTGGTACTCCGGCTGATTGGTCGGAATGAAAGTCTCGTTAGTGAAAGTCATAATATTTTCCTCCTTAAATTCTGTTGGTAGGGTGAACGGTCAAACCAATGGCATTGCAGTAATCCGCCAGATCGGCGCAGTCCATCTCAAAGGACAGCGTATGTGCGCCTTCGCAGAGCAGATAAGGGGCCTTGGTGATGCTGAGAGAAATGCTCTCCGGGGAGTACACGGTTGCTTTGCCGTGCTTGTTGATTTGTTTTTCGATGTGTTCCTTAGTCGTTTTCATAAGAAAAACCTCCATAATGTTTGAATTAGGGTATATTACCCCTTTGAATACGCGATTTTGTGCGTGAGACCCCACGCCCGTTGTCCGGGCAAAAAAGGTGTAGAGATTTGACCCGCCCCTCCACGGGTATGGGGCCACGCACTGTGAATTAGCCGTAAATGACGGCGGGCTTCAAGCTAAGATGATGCTTTTTGTAGAAAGCCATAAATTCATCGTAGGACTTGAACTCGCTTTCCGTATGACCACCACGCAGCATAATGCTGTACTGCTTGGAAATGGTCACAGGGGCACCGTCTGTGGTGTAGAGAGTGATGGAATCGTGCTTGCGGAAATGCTCCT